ATTCTTCTAAGACTTTCATAGCCTCATCTTCTTTAGTATCTGGTAGAAGATGATAAAATTGTTCATTTCTATGTTTGAACCATTGGTTTTCTCTCCAATACATTTGTTGATTGTTGTCAATTAAACCTGGTGAGGGTGCCGAAATATAGTTGTTACTATTTTCTATGTCTGCAAACCAGCCCCAAGGTGGACATAACTTTTTTTGTGTTACACGATATGTATAATCAATTTGATCCAATAATCCATAAGCATATCGTTCATCAAAGAATCCTACATTTTTTAATATGCCTTTGTAATAGTAACAGAATTGATTATTAATTGTATCTGCAAAACTCACACCACAACCATCGTAGTCAATAGAGTTACGGACTTTATAGGTGTTACTATAATTAAGATACCATATACCACTTTTAGATGCTGTTTCAATATATTTGTCAAAAACACTACTATCTTTAATTGTAATAGTGTCCTTTATTAAAAACATATGAGCACAATCATCATTTATTAATTTATATAATAAACTATTCTTTGTCCAAGTAGAACTTTTATCTATTGATTCAATTCGAACTGATTCAACCAAAGGAATTTTTTCGCATAATGGGGTTGGATCATTTCCTGTTGTATTTATAATACCAATACCAATTTTATTATTCATAATTCCTACTTAGTGCTATTATTGTATAATTCAATAGTGTAATCTATTACCTCTTGTTTGTTGTCAATGTCTAGTAATTGAACGAATTCAATAATACTAGTTGGTATATCAATCCCATTAATATTGGCTGATAGTAATTCATTAGTTGTGTTATCTGATACATTATAGTCCACCTTAAAGCTTAATGGTTGCATGGATTGAAGTTTACTACATAATATAGTTAATTTTTCTGGTTCAATATGTCTATCCACTTCAAATGAAACGATGTTGTTATATATTTCTGAAGACCAATATTTTGGTATCTCTCCGGCACTGATCAGTTCAGTTAGTTTCAACTTTTTATGTTTGGGTGTTACATTATTAACTATGAATTCATAATTCATTGTATTCAGGTCTAATGTGAAGAATCCTTTATCATCTCCATAATTTCCCCAATCTTGTTCATATGGACACCCAATATAAACAATTGTTCCAGTTGAATATTTTCTGATCTCTGATGCATGAAAGTGACCAGACATGATTAGTTTTCCATATTTTAATATGTCATTAGATTCAATTCCATTGTCACAAGTTTTACCTGAGACCATTTTGAAATTATTAATAGCAAAATGACCAAATATAATATCGCTATATGGTAGTTTTGTAAAGTCAGATGACCAGGGACAAAATGAAATTTGTCTACCAAAAGCCATTATAGAAGTGGGTTCACTGAATACGTGTATATTCTCCCAGCCATCTAACATACCTAATGAATGTACATCAGATCTATCTTTGTAGTATGCATCATGATTTCCAGGAATGATAATAATATTAAAATCCTTTAGAGATTTGAATATTTCATTCACAACATGGATAGTACTAACAGATATTTCATTTCGATTATGATGAATATCACCAGCAATAACAATATCTTGGATACCCCTTTTGATTAATTCCTTTTTAAGGTTCTCTGTAAATTGCATTGCGGTACGGTGCCACACTTCACTATTCTGATGAATACCGAAATGTGTATCTGATACAACTGCTACTAATGGTTTTCTAAACTTCATATTATTGGCTCTCGTAGTTTAAAAGGTCTGAATTGTTATGATATGGTAATTGTCTATGTGGTAAGGTCTCACTCATAATTCTACCATATGTTTCCTCTTGATAAGCCTTTAGGGCTTCATGTGCTTTCTTTTCTTTCTTTATTCTATTACGAAACGAATTAACTGCAATCTTTGTAAAGTAACTAAAAGGATTTCCTTTTGCTTTTATTGGATTAAATTTCTTGTGGACTAATGCACTCATAATTTTTATTGTTGCATCCCCAATCATTTCATCTTTGTAGGTATTGCCAGTTATAAAAACATATTTTCCCCTTCGACATATAAACGTTCCATATTCGGTTTGAGGACACCAAACTGTACCATTATAATCTATAGTTGGAATATTATATTTTTTATTATGTCTAACATCTCCACCAGCAGGGCGTTTACCACCATGAAAATCAATATTATCAGTCGCACAGCTATATTTTGGTTTGGTATAAAAATATACGCTATAATATTTTGATAATCCAAAAGGTGTTTCATTTTCTACATATGATGTAGATGTTGTTATTCCTGATAATGTACATAGGGCAATAAAATTATCTATATGTCTTTTATCTTTTTGTGTATAACCATATGAATATCCTTGTTTAGAAAGACTATTTGTAGTCCAGCCATCACCCTTTATCATTGTATCTATTAATAATAATCTTTGTTCGTTATTTAATGATAATATAAAATCCATGGATAATATTTTATTTGGGGCTAAATTAATTATATCGTTTGCTATTTTTTTATTGATTCTAAATCCCAATATATCGGTTTTCTTTATACAAACATATTCTTTATATGGTACATTAAGTCTATTAAGACAATTTCTAATTTGATTTGCTTTTTCGTTATTTTTTTGAAATATAGTAATGGAATGTGTTTTTTTACCCAATGTATAGTGTCCTTCTGTAACTGCCCATCCGACAATTTCTATGAAATCATTTGTATATTTTTTATCTATTAGTTGTTCTTTAACTGGTTTACCCATTATAATTATATGTTTTTTTGCCTTAATATCTTCAATTTCTATTAATCCTTCATTTTTAACAACAAAATTATGGTGTGGTGTAACTAATGCATCAAGACCATAATTAGTTATATAGTGCATTTTATCATTATAATTGTTGTTAATATATAAGTCTTTAATATTACTCCATATTAAATGATTACTTTTAATATTATATGATAAAATTTTATCAGATAATTTCATTTCATTATATTTCATCCAGCCCCTATTAGTAAGTGCTTCTGTTTTATCATCTACACAATAATTCATAAAGTTGGGTCGATAAGCTAAACGAATGGCGATATTACTTGCCATAGTAACTAGCTTGTCGGTCATGTTGCCGGTTTTATAATATTCCATCAACTCTAAGCTAAATGCCTTTGGACTAACGTAATAGTCTTCATTGTCAGAAAGATTATCTTGTAGCTGTTTAGCTAAGATAATGTTATCATCTTCTATCTGTTGTTCTTCCTTCGTCTTTTTGTTTAATTTCTTTGGTGACATACTGAATTTTTTCCTCTTCATATAATTCTAACCGCATATCTAAATGTTTCAACCCGTAATATAGGTCATCGGCTAAATCAAATATTATTAGCTTATCTTTATTTTTATGAAGTCTAAGCCCTCTTCCGATACTTTGTAATATTTTCAATTTTGCTTTTCCGATTAAGCAAAATAAAAGATAGTGCAAGTTATCTATGCTAATACCCGTTGCGAAAGTACTTCCAATTGCAACACATATCACATCATTGTTTCGTTCCATTAATGCTCTTATTTCTTCTCGAGCATCCATAGATACATCACCACGAACCATTTGTACATTTCTGTTTGGACAATATTTCTTTATGATGTCTATGATTAATTGCTGGTGTTCTAATCGGTCAACTAAGACCAATGCATTTTTATCGAAATTGGAAACCAGCTTCCCAATTGTATTATTCCTAAATTCGTTTGTATAAATGAAGTCACATTCTTGATTATATAGTTCCGTTGGCTTTTCTATACTTGCTTCCCCTGTAAAAATAGGTTCTGGATCGTATGATATCTTTAATACTACTGCTTCCATGTTAGCAATATAACCCTCTTCACGAAGTTTTTCACTTTTCTTTTCGTAAATGACAGGCCCTAATTGTTTAACAATATTCCAAGAATCTTTTGTTTCCTCAGGAAGTGAACCAGTAAATCCAAATTTATGTGGTGTCTTTATCTTTTTTATTATCTTATCATTAATTTCGTTTCCAGCTCGAAGTTTATGACACTCATCAACAAGTACTAGTCCACACGTGGATAATATGCGTTTATCCTGTTTCTTACTCATTAATATGTTACTACTGGCAATTACAATGTCTGTATCAGTATAGGGATGATTAGCATCCCATTGACTCATAGTATAATATTTATGGATACCGAACCCAATAAAGTCATCAATAGCCTGTGCCATTAGTGTTGGAGACGTAATAATAAGTGTTTGTGATTTTTTTATTAAATTGATATTGTGTAATAACATGGCCATGATAAGTGTTTTACCACCAGCTGTTCCTAACATAACTACTCCATTACCATATTTCATACATTGTTTAATGCAATCTCTTTGGTAATATCTTGGAGGCATATCTAATTCAACCGGAACAAAGTCATCGCTTTTATTCCATCCAATTAAAAAATTCTCCTTGAATTTCTCAGTTATAATAGTAGTATATGGTATATCTAGAGTTTTAATCTTTTTATAGATTTCAGGAAATAAACCAAGAGAGAATCTCCCTCCTTGTGAGATAGGATATTTTCTCATACTAGTCCATTTACGTTCCGTTTTGTAACGAGCCATGGATGCATCTTTATCCTCAATTGAGAGGGCTTCACGAAGTACATCTAAGCAATCGCTTTGAAGTACTCCTTTCTTGTAGCCAGGATCCCAATCGAATACAAATCTTGCCATTATGTTGTTTCTAACTCCATTATCTTAATAATATTACTCATATCATAAGTCATAGATTTTGTAATATATTCTACCTTCTCTAAATAGTCGATAATGATGTCCTGTTCTTTAATCATGTCATCAATACGACGAATAGGTGGTTTTGACTTAATTTTGTTTTCAATAGCAGTATGACTTAGACCTACTGGTCCATCATAATTATTTGTTAGACTATCAATAACATCACGTTTTGCCTTTTCTAATTCGTACTTCTTTTGCTTGTGACGAATCATATAGGCAACGTACTTATGTTTGATGCCTGGAAGCATCAATTGACGTTCACGCAAATTCAATTCGTTAAAGTCGCTGTCCTTTTCGAATTCCTGTTGATAACCAGTTAATATTTCATTTAATGTTAAATTGTTTGTCATAGCATCGTTAAAAACCTTTTATCTCCCATAAATAAGTATATATTATATTCAATATAATTCACGGAGAAATATGAAAAAAAGAACAAAATTTAATGAAATGTTAGCATCTGGTGATGTTTTTGGGTCCGGTTATGAATCTGGTGACTATGCTCCAGGTGATGCCAGACTTCCCAAAGTATTGGGACCAATTATAACTCGTAAGGGTAAAATCAAACAAAAGCGTAAAAAGACACTATTTGATAGCTTTTTTAACAGTTCCTTTGAAACAGAACCGGTCATTGAAGTTGATAATACTTATGTCCTAACTGTCACAAAGAAGAATTTCGAACGTATTATTGAGGGAATTATACAAGATAACACTATGCAATATGATACAGCACGGATGGATGATGGAAGTATTCAGTTTAGATTCTATACAGAAAATGAAAACATTTATGCAATTCAAAGTAGACTTACTGGTCTTTTCAATGATAATATAGGAAAGTCTATCTATTTACATTTAGAACAGACGGCCAAGCTTAATGAAGATAAGGAATTTATACCGGGCGGGGAAGCCCAAAATATGGATGCTCGCGCCTTAGCAAAAAAACATAAAGAACCTTTGCATAAAGTAAGGGCCTCATTAAGTAGGGGTAGACGTATAGAATTCGAACATACACCTCAGCCTGGTAAAGCAAGGGAAATTGCAAAAGATCATATTGCTGAATTGGGTTACAAATATTATCCAGCTCTAGACAGAATGGAAAAAAATTTAAAAGCTTTGAAGAATAAAAAATAATTATGGAAAAAATAAACGTACATGCAGATTTTGGGCATTGGAAATATGATGGTGAGATTCCAACTGATACATATGGATTTATATATTGTATAGAAAACATTGTAACCGGAAAAAAATATGTAGGTAAAAAACAAATGCTCCATGTTAAAAAATTAAAACCATTAAAGGGTAAGAAAAATAAGCGACATTTCATTGAAGAGACAGATTGGAAAGAATATACCAGTAGTAGTAATGAATTAAATGACGACATTGTCAGATATGGTATGGATAATTTCAGTTTTAAGATAATTCGTCTTTGTATTAATAAATGGGAATTAGCTTATTATGAAGCAAAATATCAATTTGA